GTGCCCGGGCCGTCTGGTGGCAGACGGGCGGCGGGATGTGGATCTGGCTTTTCAGAAGAGGGTGGATTTGCGTTTTAAATTGTGGATTCAGCAATTTGAGATTCTGGTTGTAGAACTAAAGCCAAACAAGGAGGCGAACGATGAAAAACGGGAATCATCCGAAGGCGGGGGATGTGATCAAGGTGGAGCCGATCCGGGATCTGAAGGATATCCGGCTCATTAAGCGATTGCTGGCAGACAAACCGCGGGACCTGTGTCTCTTTGTGCTCGGCATCAACACCAATCTGCGGGCCTCGGATCTGTTGGGCCTGCGGGTAGGCCAGGTGCGGCATGTGATGGCCGGAGAGACGATTGAGATTCGGGAAAAAAAGACCGGGAAGGCACGCAAGGTGACGCTTAATGGAGCGGCCGTGGGGTCGATACAGTCTCTCCTGGCGGCAGACGATAGAGACGATCAGGACTTTCTGTTTGTGGGCCAACGTGGACCGTTGACCGTGAGCACTGTCAACAACATGGTGAAGAGCTGGTGCCGGGAGATCAACCTGAAGGGGAATTATGGCAGCCATACATTGCGCAAGACGTGGGGATATCATCAGAGGGTGACGTTCGGGGTGGATCTTCCCCGGTTGATGGTGTGCTTCAACCACTCCTCGCAACGTCAGACCTTGGATTACCTTTGCATCCAGCCGGAAGAGATCAGGGACGTATATCAGAACGAGTTATAGCTGACGTGAGGCATGCATGGCTGGATTGTTTGACCGGGTGAAAGACCTGGTTGAGATTACATCATATATTGAGCTGGAGACAGGGGGGGAGGCGCGACGAGCCGGTAGCGGATCGTGGCGCCTCAACCCCTGTCCTTTTTGTGGGCACAAGGACTGTTTCACGATTAATGACAAGGAGCAATTTTATAAGTGTTTTTCGTGCAAAGAAGGCGGCGATGTTATCGAGTTTGAGCAACAATACCGCAAGCTGGGGAGTCCCCTGGAAGCGGCCATGTCCATTGCGGCCAAGCGGGGAATGCCGGTTTTAGATGGGGAAGATGGCGGTGTGCGCGTAGCCAGAGAGCCGGATCAGAAGCAGAAGACTGATAAAAAGGTGCAAGTAGAGGAGGATGTGCTGAAGATCGATCCGGAGCGGGCGTGCGATGTCCGCAGGATGGCGGCAGAGTATTACCACGGTCGCCTCCTGGAAGACCGCAAGGCCTGGTCGTACCAGGTGGACGTGCGCAAGCACAGTCCGGAGATCCTAAAGCGTCTAAAGGCAGGGCTGGGCGGTGGCAATCTGATTGCTCATGCAAAAAACAAGGGCGTCAGTCTGGAGGAACTGGCGGCGGTGGGACTGGCCCAGGAGCACAAGACCGGGTGGAGGGCTACGGTGTCCAACGGGGTGTTTGTTTATCCGCATGAGAGCCAGGGAAAGATTCAATTTTTTTCGCTCAAGGACCCGGAAAAAAAGCGGCCATGGCAGCTCAAAAAGCGGTTTGCGCCGGTGGCATGGCTTTGTTACGGCCAGGACGTTCTGGATCAGGATGGGCCGGTGATCATCGTGGAGGGGGAGAATGACCGGATCACGGTGATGGATCTGGGCGGCCACGAGGATTGCATGGCGACTATTGCCAGCTACAACGAGCCTGCGATCCTGGAGCGGCTGAAGACTGTGGCTAAAGGTCGGGCGTGGTATCTGGGGTTCGACAACGATCCTCCGCCTCCTAACAAGCCGGAGGGGGCTGGGGCGCGATACACAAGGATATATGCCAATACGCTTCTGGCTTCGGGCGGGGATGTGCGGGTGATCGAGATCCCGCCTGGTAAGGACGGGGCCAAGTCGGATATTGACGATATCCTGCGGTTGGCAGAAGACCCGAAGGCAGAATTGGAGCGGCTGAAAAAGGCGGCCAGGAAGATCGCCAAACCGATTCCCGGGCCTGCGGGGGCCTCTCCTGGCAAAGGGGAGCGCGGGAAGGGACGAGCGCCTAATCCGCCTCCGCCTTCAAATCCTGACGCCTATACATTTGCTTCATTTGAGGTCCTGGGGGAGTTGCAAGATGAGCGGATATTGCTGTGGTCGAAGATCAACGAAAGGCTCTATTCTGTGGCACTGAAGGATTTCAATTTAGACAAATTGGTGCAGATCGGCGGGGCGGAGGTTGCGGCGAGGGTTGCGCGGTCTGCTGCATCGTACTCGGCAGGACAAGTATTATTTGCGGACGTTAAAAAGCGAATCATTGTGCAGGCGGGGAAGCGGCAGTTATGGAACCCGGAATATATCGGGCAAGGAATCCATGGCTTGGACGGGGATGAACTGGTCCTGGTAGTAGGGGGCCGGGCATGGGTGTGGGATGGCAAGAGTCTGGTTCGCTGGGAGCATCCAGTCATCGAGGGGCGGCTAATCGACTGGCGGCAAGGCTATGATTGGGTAAATATGGATGATGTCGTAAGCGTTCTGGCGCGGATGGACAATTCCATCGCGATAGATATTCTGGACGAGTTGATGGCTGTTTTTTTCCAATGGGGGTTTTCCGGGAAATTGGACGTGTGGCTGATTTGCGGGTGGTATTTGGCGCAGTATCTACAAAGCATGTGGGCCTGGCGGCCGCATTTATGGCTAACCGGAACGGCCGGGAGTGGCAAAACGGTGATGAAGGAATTGCTGGTCGCCCTTGGGGGGCGTCTGGCGCTTCCGTGTGAAGGACAGACATTGACGGAACCGGGGTTGCGGCAGAGCATTGGGTGTGACTCAGTGTTAGTGGCGATCGACGAGATCGAGAAGAGCCAGCATCGGGAACAGATCATCTATTATATCCGAAGTGCCGGGCGTGGGGGAATTACCCGTAAGGGGTCGAGTAGTCAAAAGGCTGTTGAAGCTAAGTTGCGGCATATGGTTTTTTTGGCCAGCATCGAGCGTGGCATTTATCGGGCTGCTGAAAATAGCCGCTATCTCACAATTGAGACAAAGAAGTCGAGTGACCGGCAGCCATATATTCCTAAGATTTCGGATGCGGCCAAGATGCGGGCTAAAATTGTGGCCTATGTCCTGTGGGCGTCATTTCGTGCTCGTGAGCTGCTGGATAAGGTGGGAAAGATCGGGGAGAATGATCCTCGCTTTATTGAGTCGCTATCAGTGCCGTTCTCCATGATCGCTGTGACGTCGAATGACGGGATAGGGACTTTGACGAGATTGCTGACCGATTATCTGAATGGGTGGCGGGAGCGGTTTCAGGGAGGCATCCTGGAGGACGAGGAGAAGTTAATCGAGGACATCATGATGGCACAGGTACGCTTACCGGAGGAGACAGAGGGAGAGCTGAGGACAAACGGTTATGAGTCTTCAAAGACGGTTTACGTGACCCGGATGGTGTCACAATTGATGGTGGCCAAACATCAGATTGCCGAAGAACCGCGAAAGGTGCTGGAAGCGCATGGCCTGAAGCCTGTAGATGGCAACGGCGGATTGTTCCTGCATCCTGACACGGTGGTAAAGGCGCTCCTGAAAGGGACGCAATGGCAGGGCCTGAATATCCGGGATATGCTGCTGAGAATCGTTGGGGCGGAAGCTCGGCAGCTAAGGCTGGGTGGGTCGCGTGTTCGGGGGGTAGTGCTGCCATGGCAGGTTTTTGGGTTTTAATTTTTCCCGTGCCCTTTTTTTAAAATGATCAATTTTTGAAAACATCGATATCGAAAGGGAAAACGACGACAACCCTCTAAAAAGATAAACCGTCATGGTGATATGAGACAAAATTGGTAAGTGTGGCATTTGATACTGGAGAGTGATCGAAATAGAGCAAAACCATAACAGGGAGGGAGGCGGTCGGGGTTTTTTGTGGCGGTTTTGCGATGGAGGGGTGCGATGGGAGTTGAAATTGGGAATATGGTTGGTGGGTGGTCCTGGATTACGTGGACCGATGGAAGAAGGGTCTGGCATTCGGGCTTGATAACCAGCGGCGGAGGAAAGGATTTGAAGAGAAAAATGGTCTGAGCGGTAGACTCAACACCAGGAGAAAGTGGTGGAATAGCAAGAGGGGACTCCTCAACTATTCGGGAAAAGTTGGGGAGGTGATGATAAACGGTTTGTTGTGGCAGTTGGGGGGGTTATGGCGGTTTGGCGGACATCAGACGGTGGAAGATCGGGATTGACTGAGGGGATAATGGGGCGACATGGCGGAAAGATGGGGAGAGGTGGGAGGGATATGGACGGCTGGGCTGAGGCGCTGCGGGATGCTGTCGGGTGTGGTCCAGGGGCATGGAGCAGGGGTGAGGAGACCTCCTCCTTTTCTGTGGAGCGGGGCGGAGGGCCTGCCTGGTACCTGGACGTCGCGATCGATGGGCGGCCAGGTGCGCGTCGGCGCGATCGGTGGGATGCAGGGATCGAAACACCCGAAAAGGGAAACCGGGGGACCGGGACTCCCTCCCCCCTCATCCATATGGAGCGCGTGGGATTTTTGAATGTTTTGAATGCGGCTTTTCGTATAAGGCTTTGGAAATGAAGAAAGAAACTTCAGCTTTAGAAGGTGCGGGGCCACTGAAACAGGGCAGCGGGAAGCGTGACAGTGTGACGGGTTGTGACGGGCTGTGTGACGGCTGCCTGTCACAATTTGGACCACCCCCCTATAATAATAATATAATAATAATAATAAGTTAGTTAGTTAGTATAGGAGGGATGGGACGTGTCACGCTGTCACACCATTTTAGGGAAAGAGATACGGTAGAAAAAATGTAACGAAAAAATGAAAGACATCGGGTTGTGTGTGCGTTCAAAAAATCAAAAAGAAATTTATAAGTATCTTTCTTAGGGCTGTGACGTGTGACAGTGGCGGTTTTTTTGTGGAAAAAATAAATAAAAACATGAAGTTAAATCAATTTTTAGGTGTCACAAGGGGTTGTTTATCGTGTGACACCCCGGTCCTGGGTCGCTATGGAATTTGAGGACATGTTAAATAAATACAGTGGGTTGGATAATGACATCAGCTCCGGAGCGCCAGGCCCTAAACCGCCAGGACCTGTGACGCCTTCGTGTGACGATACCCCGACGGAGCAGGGAGTGGGGAACGTGGAACGCGGAAGGCGGAGCGCGGAACGCGCCCCAGTTGAACACCCCGCCGATCCGTCCCGGCCCGTCCGGATCCGCGTGGAGCGGGAGCTGCGCGTGGCCCTGGCCGATCTGCCCGAAGGTGTGGTGGATCGGGTGGCCCAACGCCTCACCTTCCGAAATCCCATATGGGTAAGGTCCCACAGGGCCGGGACCTTGACGCCCGAGATCACGAGGGAACTGACCTGCTACTGGGAGGGGGACGGGTACCTGTATATGACCCGTGGCTTTGCCAGCGAGTTTCTGCGCATCCTCCAGGCCCATCGCGTGCTGGGTCAGTATGATGATTGTACCCTTCGCGCCGGAGAAGCCCCGTTTCGTTTTTATGGGCGGCTTTATGCCTATGAGATGGAGGCTGTCGAGGCTATCCGTGCTCGCAGATTTGGAACTATTGTGGGAACAACAGGGGCGGGGAAAAAGGTGATTTCACTCTACCTTGCGGCGGAGCGGCAGGTGCCGGTCCTGGTGATCGTGCAGACGAAATCCATGGCGTATCAGTGGTTGGAGCTGGCCGGGCAATTCCTGGGGCTTTCAGACAATACCCTGGGATTGATAGGCGACGGCAGGCAGGAACGGGGTCGGCTCTTTACCGTGGCAATCCATCGATCTCTCTATCGCATGTTGGATGACATAGCGGAATCAATAGGTTTTTTGATTGTGGACGGGTGCGATCAGTGCAACCTCAACACGTTTTTCAAGTTTGTGCGGCACATCCCTTCTGCGTATATGCTGGGCCTGGCCGCGTCCGGGAAACGCGATGATAAACTCACCCAGTTGATGTACGCCTATATCGGTCCCCGCCTTCACCAGATTGATACGGAGCGTGTTTTCAGGGAATCGACGGTGGTGAGGCCGGTATTTGTGGGGAAGGATACCGAGTTTGACTGGGATTACCGGGAGGATTGGAAGGCCATGGTGGCGGCCCTGTCTGTGGATCCGGATCGAAACCGGCAAATACTCCTGGATGTGCTGGCCGAAACAGCGGCCTCGCGCGAGGCCAGGGCCGTGGTGATTGTGGAGCGGTTGATCCACCTGGAAGCACTGCGCAAGGCGTTTGAGGCGAACCATCGCGAATGCGCAATGGTGTCGGGGCAGACGTCCGAAGGGGATCTGTCGGGCATCCTCCAGGCGTTCGATAAGGGGAAAGTCCAGGTCATCTGTGTGACCGGCAAGAGCTTCGGGGTACTGGATGTAAAAAAGATCTCCTGTCTGTTTGTGGCATCTCCCCTCCGCAACCCGGCCATATTGGCCCAGGCCGTGGGCCGGTTGTTGCGGAGTAAGCTCGGAGACCATGTGCCACGGGTCTATGATTACCGGGACAGGCCGGTGGTGTTGCAGGGGAGTTATCGGGGCCGGATGCGCGTCTACCGGGATATGGGAGTGGTGATGAACGCGGAAATCGGAACGGGGAATGTGGAAGAAAGGGCATGACCTCACACGGAGGCATAGAGGCACAGAGGCACAGAGGAGAAAATGTTAATTAAAAAAATAGGGGGCAAAATGGAAAAGCGACATGTCTGGAGGCCGGAGTTATCGCAAGGTAGGTATGTTGAAATTACTGGATTATTAAAGCCTCGCGTAAAAGAACTTGTGAATGATACCCTTGAGCTTTTAATGGGCTTTTTTTGCACCGTTTTCCCGGACATAGCAAACGACGTTGCGTCTGAGTCTTGGCAATATTTTGTAAAAAACGCCATTCCATGGGCCAGTTATTCTGCTCCTGGAGTTATAGACGTTGAATGTCTTGAATACGAGGACGATCCCGAATTTGGAATTCACATAGATATCGTAGCATGCATCAAGAGGACTTTCGGAGAATTTGAAGGGGAAAGCGAAACAGCGATGGAGTGGGTTAAGATTTTAGAAGATTTAGCAGTTTGGCTTCGCAACGAAGCGGAAAAGATTGATGCCCCAACTGACGTTTGACATTTTAACGCAGAGCGCGGGGAAAAAATGAAATAAAGCGAGGGATTATGGCAACTAAAATTGAGTGGGCAGATGAGGTTTGGGATAGTGGGGTGAATAGGATGTTATCTGTTGAGTTTAAGCCCCCGCTTGTTTGTTCCGCTTTGGATGAACTTGTGTTTAGTCAGACTTTGAAACTTTGAAGAAAGTGAGCGTAGCTCTATGATGAACCTCCGTCGAACAAGATACGGGTTTTCCGATTCAGAGTCATTTTTTTTCCTTGACAAGCCCTTGGGGATGTGCCAGCGTAATAACGTTGCGGCAAAATCCGCGGCCCGGTTTGACAGCCGGCATATTCCAAGGTGCGCAAGCGCCTCGATTTCGTACGGCGCTTTTTTGTCCGTACGAACCCTCTGGCGGGTTGTGCGCGGGAGCCTTCTGGCTCGCCGGTCCCCTTGGAGCCGGTCTGTCAACCGCGTGCAACCCGCCTTTTTTTGTTTGACAGCGAAAGAAGGCGGATCTCTTCCAACCCTTATCCAAGGAGGTTCGCTATGACCGACCCGAAACGCATTTCTCCGTTTGTCCTCAGGGAAGCCAAAAAAATTAAACAAACTAAACAGGATGACACAAGGAAACCGTCGAATTTCCATATCCTGGATGACGCATTGCTGGAGCTGAGCAGGGTCTCCGGGATGCTTGGCGTGGCCAAGTACCTGATCGGCGGGCATGAACGGGCGCTTGAAGGTTTTCAGGCTGATTTTGAGGTGACGCTCTGCGATCTCAGGGAGCGTATCGACCACACGTCCGAATTGATCTCGGGTATTTCAGTGGATTAAAGGAGGTCTATGTTATGAAAAACGTTATTCCGTTCGAGTATGAGTCGAAAAAGGTAAGAGTGATCCAGGATGAGGAAGGTGAATTCTGGTTTGTGGCTAAGGATGTTTGCCAGATTCTTGGGATAGAAAATCACAATGATACTGTAGCCAAAGTTTTAGAAGATGATGAAAAGGGGGTAGATAAAATCGATACCCTTGGTGGTCCACAAGAGATGTTGGTTGTCTCCGAATCCGGACTCTACACCCTCATCATCCGCTCGAACAAGGAGGCGGCCAAACCGTTCCGCCGGTGGGTGACCCACGAGGTGTTGCCGGCTATCCGGAAGACGGGGCGATATGTGGCGCCGGTCATAGATGATGACGCGCGGGCGCCGGGACATGTGGCGCCGCTCAGCGATGAGGCGATGGACCGTCTCAGGAGCGGGGCCGACAAGCTGATCTGCGTGGCCCGGGCTTTTGACGCCTCATACCGGGTGTATCGCCGGATCGGGTCTATGAACCACCGACAGAAGATTGTGGCCGCAAACCGTCTGACCCGGGAGGAGACCGGGGTGGATTGCCTCGCTATGGCGCGCATTCGCGACTATGTGCCCAACTGGGATTTCGAGGGCCTGGCCGAAAAGAAAGGGATGACCATGTTCAAGGACCTTATGGAATCTCTCATCCCGGTGGATGGCAATAATGGCGATAGCAACGACATTTGTTATACCGTGAGAGAGATTGTCTCAGACGCCGGCATGTACGTCAAGTTCGGGCCGATTCTGGAACGTTGCGGGGTCAAAAAGACAAATAACGGAGTCTTTCTTCACCCGGCTTCCATCGAAGAACATCTGTTGATGGACGCTCATCATAACTGGAGCCGTGTCCCGGTACGCGACACCCTTCTTCGGATACCCGGTGCGCGATCTGTTCAATTGCGGTTGAGTGGATCGCCGGTTCGCGGAGTGGTGGTGCCGGCAGTGGCGATGCCTGCCATGGAAGGAGGCAGGGTATGAGATCGGAAAAAGAGAAAAAGCCAATGACCGGCGTTGGAGGGGATGGCTCGACAGATACGGAAAAGCCAAAGACAGTTATGGATCTGTTGGGGAGACGGATGTTCGGGGTGGAGTTTGATCTTGATCAGATTGATAAGATCTCGGTCGGGATTGAGGCGATAGGGGATTTGTATAGACAGATGAACGATGCCGATTGGTCGGAGGAAGGATGTGGAATTGACAAAAAGCATAGGCTGATGGACGGTCTGTATGGTTGTCTGGAGATCCTGGGTTCTCATGCGCGGGACAGGGTGGGAAATATAAGAGCCAGGTTGGGGATAGAGATGAATGACGGTTGTCTGCAAATCCTATCTGCTTATATGTCCGACACAGAGTCCAATATGAGGGCCAGGCTCGGGATAGAGAGGGATGATTGATAACTCTCGGCGTACGGCGAATCTGGCCATGTTTTTATGGAGGACAGGAAAATGAGGAGAGTCGAGTTTCGGCGATGGCGAGATTTTTCCCTAAGAATGGCGGCGACCGCATTTGCTATTACACCCAGGCGTCGGGCAAAACTGATACGAGAAATCAAGGGGATGTTTGACACGTTGACTTGGGATGGGCGCTACCCCATGCGAAGATGGGCGTCGGGACACACTTGGCAGGCCTTAACAGAATGGGATGGTAATTATGATGGGCTCTCTTTTTCCGAGTGGTTTGAAGACGAGATCTTTCGCGATTACCACGGGTGGAACCGAAAAGAAGATTGTTGGTGTGGTGGAAAATTCGCCGCGATGCTCCGTTGCTGTGTTAGATCGGGTTTGGACTTGGCCTCGGTTCAAAGTGGCGGTGTTGTGGGTTTTACGAAGAACGATATCGAGAAAATGTATCCGCTTGGAGTTCCCGGGTGGATTCAACAGGGCTGGGATGAGCCGTGGAGTGACATCCCGAACGATGCCGGCTTGTGGTTGTAGAGAGGAATGGGGAATTTTGTTATACTTTATCGTAAGGCGGGGACTTGTGAAACTTAAACATCGGTTAAAGGAGAACCGACAATGGAATCAGAGACTCGGGAAAGAATATACAGGGAAGTTATGTCGGAAGTGAACCGGGTGAGAAAGCTGGAACAGGAAGTGATTGATCGAAAATACAGGCTTCTGGCTGTAAACCCATGCAACGGACGCATTCGCACTGAGTACAATGCGATCGTCTTTTCTGCCGACGATTTGGGGGTGCCGGGCATGCTTGAACGGTATTACGACGAGTGTAAAGGCCTGGGGTGCAGTTCAAGCCACCTGGAGAGCATTCAACTGCTTACCGAGAGGGTGAGGAAGAGACAAGCGGAATCCGGGGGGAGGACCCCGGACACAGACAGTCCATGTGAGATTGATCGGTGTATAGGTGGCAAAATTTAAAGAATTCGATATAGATCGTGTTGTTGAAAGCATTGCGTCTGAGGCGAGGCGGAGGCTGGAAACCGATGCCTGCTGCCCTGGGGGCCTTCGCGCGAAGATCCACGGGGTGTGGATGGAGGTGGGCCTGAAAATCGGGGAAGAGATGAGGAAATCCATAGAGAACGCGGAGGGGTGAGGGAAAGGAGAGGGGCTATGAAAAGGTGGATGGCGGTATGGGTCGTGACGATGGCGGTGGGGTTGGCGGGTGCGGCCGGGGCCGAATCGGTTCGGGTGTGGGACAACCAGGGGACCAGCCGCATGCTGGACGTGCAGCGGCAGGGGAACCAGATCCAGGTGTGGGACTTTACCAACGGCGGGTTGACCTGGGGGCAGACCGACAGCCGGGGTGGGTATTTCATGGAGTTCGGCAAGGATCGGTCGTATTGGATCGAGGGCCAGGGGTTGACGGACCGGGAGGTTTTGGATGTGTTGATTTTGCAGATGAATAAGGGGAGGTAGGGAAACGCTGAAGAAAGGGCATGGTCTCACACAGCGGCACGGAGACACAGAGAGGAGATGAAATAAAATGGACGAACACGTAACCGGAAAACCTCCAGTAATATGCTTATGTGGGTCTACGCGATTTGCGGACCATCATGCAATAATGAGATGGGAGCTGGAAAAACAAGGGGCAATAGTGTTGATGATAAATTATCTACCAGCTTGGTATGCTGAAGCACAGGGATGGGGTGGGCATGACCATTTCGGAGAAAAGGCAGGAATAAAAGAGGAGCTTGATGAGCTACATCTTAGGAAAATCGACATATCAGACAAGGTGATGGTGATTAATGTTGGCGGATATGTTGGAGAATCAACCCGGAAAGAAATTGAATATGCAATAAAAGAAGGAAAACCAGTCGAGTATCTTGAATGAAACTGAAGGGTTCCCAACCTGAAGATTTAACCCTCTGTGACTCCGTGTCCTCTGTGTGAGAAAAAACCCTTGTCAAGTCTTTTTTTTCGAATTTTTTATTTTTGAGGTTTGGCTATAAATGGCAAAATTTTTGTCGAGAGCTTTTTTGAGGCGGTTTGGGGCGGGCGGTTAAAAAACGTGTGGTATGATCGGATCACAACAGGCGGTCCGGGGACCGGGTTGATGAAACCCATCCGACGGGACTTTAACCTCATCGCACGTTTTCTCATTTTGCATGCCTCCTTTCCCGGGAGCCGGGACGCCTGTTGAAACATTTTGAGCAGGGAGCAAAGAGCAGGGGGCAGGGAAGTCGGAACGCGGAATTGAAAACTGAATAGCCGAGCGGACTGATCAACCGGGGCGGCAAACGATATTAAAGCGGCTGTATGGGGCCATGCTCTCCATGCAGCCGCTTTTTTTTGTGGGGGAGAAGAGATCGGTCGGATCAGGGGTATTGGACGGATCGGTCGGATCGAGGGGGAAGATGGCGAATAAGCGGACGAAGATAGAGCAGATGGGACTGGATACGTGGATCCAGGAGCTGGCCTCAGAAGGATTGTCGGCCAGGCGGATCGCGGCAAGGGTCAAGACCGACCGGCCGGATCTGGATGTGAGCGAATCGGCCATTATCCGCTACGTCAGCAAGGTGCGCGAAGAGGCTGAGAGTAAGGCCTTTGGAGTCATCCGGGATCATGTGGACAAGGTGATCCCGGATGACCTGAAAGCCCTCGAAGAGATGGAGTCGCAATGCCTGGAGTGGGCCAGGGAGGCGGGCAAGGACCGGGTAGAGCGGATGGCCGATGCCACAGAGCAGATTGCCGGATGGATCGATCGGTGGCGCTATATGCTGTTGGAAGAGCGGGACGCGGACGGGCAACGGGTGCTGGTCAGGCGGATCATCCGGGACTGCCTGGAGCTGATGGCCCGTGAAGACCGGCTGCAAAACCAACGCGACAAGGCCATGAACACGGCCATCAAGATTATCGACCTGAAGCTGCGGCAGGCCGGGTTGTTGGACGATGAAGGAAAGAGCCCCATTTACATTGTAGATCGGACCGGCGGCAAGGCCCCGGCCCAGGGAGACGGGCAGTACAAACCCTTTTTGATCAAAGGGGGCAAGGATGGGTGATCCCTGGTATGTAGAACTTTCCCCGACCCAGGACGCCTTTGTGCATTCGGACGCAGAGGTGGTCATGCTCATGGGTCCCATGGGGGAGGGGAAGACCTATGCCGGTGTGATCGGCGGGATCCGGCATGCGGCGCGGTGCGGCCGTCCCATTCGAGGCGCCCTGATTCGAGATACCCACCAGAACATCAAGATCAGCACGGTGCCCGATATCAAGGAGATGTTGGGTTCCCGTGTGTCCTTCCATGACGATAACAAAGTGATGATCATCCATTCCACGCCCCGGGTGGAGATGGACCTCTTCGGTATTGACGACGAGGCGTCTCTTTCCAAATTGCAGGGGCCTCAGTATTCCCTCATCTGGCTGGAAGAACCCGCGCCCATTATTGAAAAGGCCAATGCAGGGCTTCCTTACGAGGTGTTTGAGATGGCCCTGGCCCGGGCCGCCAGGCAGCAGGGGACCCTGATGCGGCTTCAGATCACCCAGAACCCGGCGGACGAGGACCACTGGACCGAGGAGATGGCCAGCGGGCCGGAGGTGCTGGCCGTAGATCCGGTGACCGGTTTCGAGATCCACCTGGCCGTGTACCGCATTCCCTACCGGGAGAACCGGCACCTAAACCCCCAGGCCCGGGCGGCCCACATTGCGGCGTTTTCGAAGGACCCGGGGAAAAAGGCCCGGTATATCGAGGGACGGGCCGCGCCGGTCCAGCGGGGGAAGAAGGTCACGCCCGAATACAATCCGATCAAACACTTTTCCAGGGATCTGATATTGCCGGTGGTGCGGGGCGGTATCGGAATCCGCGGGTGGGACGGATGGCACAACCCCTGTTGTCTCGTATGCCAGTTTATTCCTCCCGGCAAGCTCTGGATCCACGACGTCTGTTTTGATGAAAACATTGGAGTCAAGGAGCTGATCGAGCAGAAGGTGAGGCCCCTTCTCAATTCGCCCAAATACAAAGACAAGATTGAGGATTGGCGGGATGTCGGCGACCCCAGCATGCGCACCCCGGACCAGTCCACCCGGACCGAGACAGCCGCACGCCGGATTGAACGGATGCTGGACACCCGATTCGAGCCGGGGCCTACGTCATGGTCGGCCCGGATCCAGCCGACCAAGACTTCGCTCCTCACGGATGCCACTGATGGCTCTCCCCGTATCTTGATTTCAAAGTCCGCCTACTTGTTACATCGCGCCCTCAACGGCGGCTGGCACTGGAAAACAGACAATTCCGGAAACATTGTGGGAACCTTACCGGTCAAGGACCGGTTCAGCCATCCGGGAGACGCGCTTGCTTCTATCGTGGCCTTGCTCTTTCCGTACACGCAGGTCAAGGGAAAGAGCAAGAAGGCAAGCCTGGAGGAGAAGATGGCGAAAATGAAACTGGCGCGGAGCTATCGGGGCGGGAATTACGGGAGAAGGGCGGTGGGGTAGGGGCAGGGAGCAGGGAGCAAGGAGCAAGGGGAAGAAGGGATGAGCGGGAGATATGAGCGGTACTGGGAGATGACCGAGGGCGGTCCTTATGACGAGGGCGAGCAGGTCTTCAAGTGCAAGGACTGCGGGGCCGTGACCTACCCGGATGAAGGGCACAATGGCGAACCGGATCCGCATCGCTGTCATCCGGGATGTAGGAGCCGGGAGACGGACTGGTCTCCCGGAAGGGTGAGCGGGGCGTATCGGCGGAATTTGGAGCGCATATTCCCGGAGAGTCCGGGGGCTGGGGTGTGAGCTTGGAAGGCACGCAAGAGGCATATGAGCACATGGCCAGGCGGCGGGGGCACTGGCGGATCGGCGGGAAGGTGAACCTGACGAGATTGTGGGAGCGGATTGCTAAGAGACGCCAAAGGGGCCGGGATGAGTTGGACGACAAATTGAAGGCGGCAAGGGAGTCGGACAGGCAATTTCGAGAAATGATCGATAAAGAATGAAAGGAGAAACGGTTATGCCAAATGAATTATCACCCAATGTAGGGGTCAGCACGATTGAATCGATGGGGTTTTCGGCGGGCGATATGCTGTATCGGACCATGTTGCGGGATGTGCTGATTGAAAAGGTCAATAGACCGGACAACATCTGGGACGACCGGGTCGTGGCCATGGCGGACGGGGCCTTCGGTTACAAGCAGGACTAAAAAATGGACGCCGTTACCGTCATCATCGCCAACTGGTGGTGGATCGCACCGATCATCCTGGTCTTTTTGGGCGGGCTGAAATGGGTCGCCAAAAAGACCCGGTGGGTGATTGACGACCATATCCTGACGCTGTTGATCGGGCTGGTCCGGATCAGCATGGGGCGCGATCCGCAGACGGGGATGAAGACAAGTAAACCGTAGCGCGGGGTAGCCAAGCGGTAAGGCGCCGGTCTCATACGCCGGAAACCGGGGGTTCGATTCCCCTCCCCGCCTCCACTTACACAATGACACAGGAGGGTTTATGGCAACTACGATGGATCCGTTTCAGGCGGCCATGGCGGGGGCGGCCAGGCAGCAGAGGGTTAAGGAAATTGTGGGGGACGACCGGGTGCGTGAGAAGCGGTGTATGAACGAGATCGACATCGTGCTTCAGCGGTTTGATTGCATAATGGTTCCCGAGGTGACCATCGGCGGCGGGCGTATTGCAAGCAGCGTGCGGATACAGGCCATGCCGAGGATGAAGAAGGAGGTCGCTAATGGCTAAGCGTAAAGAGAAGGCTGTAAAGACGATAAAGGATGACGCCATAATAAGAGAATACAACGCCCTTATTAACCCTGAAGATCGTAAGCCGTTATTCCGATTTTCTGAGTTGCCGATCCCTGACCAGATGGCCGTGGTGAACAATGTGTATGCCTGCCTCCGGGATTTCTTTGTGAGAACCGCAAAGAGAAAGATCCTGAAGCTCATGCTTAACCAAACAGAATTTGGCCTTGACAGTGAAGATGAACTCACCTTCACGTATAGATGGTCCGTGAGCGCCGGGACTCTTTATATGGCGTTGAGGCAGTTGAATAGCAGCACATCCAAGACGCCCGATGAGGCCAAAAAGCCCGAGGGATAACGGAGCAACCCATGCCCATTCAGATGGCGGACCCTTCATTCGAGCTGTTGAACCGCAAGCGGGAGATGGATACGCTTTCTCCCAATTCGGTGCGGGACCCGCAGGAATTGAAGGAACGGGAGGAGGCGGCCCGGGCCTATTCGGGTGAGAATGAACAGCATTTTGTGGACTACTGCAAGGACTGTTTGAAGCAGTCCATCGAGGCGCAGAAGGATATCCGCCGCATTCAGAGCGATTGCTGGAACGTCTACAACGAGAACGAGCCGGTCAGTTATGCGGATAAAGAGGAGTGGCAGTCGCGGATTGTGGTGCCCAAACCCTTTCAGACGGTCCAGTACGGGGCCGCGGCCGTTAAAAAGGCCTTTTCGCCCAATTTTCTGAGTGTGGAAAACGCGGTCAATAAGAGGGCCGCAGCGTTTCATCAGAAGGTGATGGAGCGGCATCTGAATAAATCGCACGCCAATTTCCCCATCCGGTTCACGGATGCGGTGACCATGGCCCTGGCCGTGGGCGTCTCCCTGGAGATGGTTCCCCGGTGGGTTCCGGGCAAGGGCCTGGAATACACCCTGATCGAGCCGTGGAAGATCCACCGTGATCCGGATGCCCTCAACCGGGACTGCCAGTCCGGGATCTTCTGGGTTCACCAGGAATGGCTCGACTATTTTGTGCTGAAGCAGGGCGAGAAGGCGGAGCGGTATGTTGACGTGGCCCGGGTCAAGGAGGTCACCGACGAGGACCCGGAAAATCCCCTGATGACCAAAGAGGCCATTGCAGCCCGCAAGGAAATGATATGGCAGCGGTCCCAATTCCGAACCTTGATCCTGACATCGGAGTTCTGGGGGATTGTGCTGGATCCGAAAGGGGAGGTCCTGCTGCCCAGGGCCACCTACACCGTGGCCGGGGGCCGGGTGATCCAGATGCCCCGGGCCGTGCCCTACCAACGGCTGCGGTGGCCGGGGATTGCGTTTTCGCCCCTGCCCAACCTCCTGGCCTTTGGAGGCCGGGGCCTGTTGGAAGGGGTCCTCTCGATCTGGGAGGCCATGAACAATATCATGTGCCTGGACCAGGACTATCTCCAGTGGGTGGTCAATCCCATGACGGAAGTGAACGTGGACGCCCTGGTGGATCCCAACGATGTGGAGGGCTGGCCGGGCAAGAACTATGCGGTAAAGGATACCATCAGCGGACAGCAGGCCGTGCGGACCGTGGACCGCCGGAGCCGGACCAATGACGTGCTGGCCGGGATGCAGTACCGGGACCAGCAGTTTCAACGGGGGTCGTTTGTCACGGATGCAGTCCAGGGCCTGCCTGGATACCGGCAGGACATGACCTACCGGGAATCGGCCATGCTGTTGGATCAGGCCATGGGGGTCTATTCCTTAATGGGCGAGAACATCGAGGCCGGGGCCGTGGAGGCGATCATGGCGGGCCTGGAGATTATTCAGACCCATGCGGGATATCAGGATTATGCCGGGATATTCAGTCCGGAAGAGTTAGTGGAATACGGGCTGGCGCCCAACCCCCAGGCGCCTAACGGCGTGTCGGGCGTGCCGGCATTCGATGGGACATTTCATGTCTCGGGCATCCAGGCCCTGATGAAGGAAAACGAGGCCCTGAAGGCGTTGCAGGAAATCATTATTCCGCTGGCTGAAAAGGCGCCGTTTGGGCGGTATATCCGGGCCTATAAGACATTGACGGCGGTTGTGGAGCGGGTGAACCTGAACGATGAAGGGGTGATCGTGACAGAGGACGAGGCCAAGGCGATCGACAAGGATAACCAGGCCCGGGCGGCCCAGGCCGAGGATCAGGCGAACGCGGATCGGAATGTGGCAGAGGTGAAGGAGATGGCGGACTTGGTGGCTGCGGTGGAAGGGCCGGGCGGGGAGGAGAGAGCAGGGAGCAGGGAGTAGGGAGTAGGCAGTAGGGAGCATGGGGCAAAGAGCAAAGAGCAAGGGGCAGGGAGTGGGGAGTAGAGAGCGCGGAAGTCGGGACAAGGGCATATCTCACACAGAGGCACAGAGACACAGAGAAAGGAGCCATAAATGGATACAGGGAATGGGTATTTCGCCGAGATACCAAAAGATATCTTTGAACAAGCTGAAAAAAAGTGGCCCACGGATTCTGGGGTTTTCCGAGTTGGTGAAATTGTTGAATTAAAGGGGAGCACGTTCAAAATACACGCTATCAGCCCGAAAAAGCTCATTTTGAAACTACAGAGAAGGTGAAAAGGTTTTCTGCTAATTTAAACCTCTGTGGCCCTGTGGGCTCTGTGTGAGAAAATTCTTTAGGGGGTGGTCTGATGGAACCGGGAGCGAGCATCGACATTGTGACACGGCGGCCCAAGGTATTGGACGGCGGCCAGGCGGATCGGGAGCGGAAGCGGGCGCAGACCGAGGCCGAGCTGCGGGCAAGGGCTGAGGACCTGGCCCTGGGGTTTTCCGATGAGGGCGCCCGGTTTCGGGGCCTGGTGGAAAAGCGGCTGATTGCCAGAGTCCTGGAGTTGATCCGCGACGATCCGGAGGCCTCCGGGTACCAGAAGATCATTGCAGATATGGGGCACCGGTTTAATGCGGCCAAGCAGGCCGTGGATAAATTGTATCAGGCGCATATGGGGGGAATAAAGAGATTAAACGGATCGGGCTGATCGGGCTGATCGGACCGATCGACTAAAAGACGGGGCGGCTGAGGGGCTTGATCACCCCAAGGCTACGAAAAAAGGCCGGTATGGAGGCCATACACTCCATGTCGGCCTTTTTTTATGCCCCACTTGAGAGCGGAACGCGGAAGGCGGAACGCGGAAGGAAAGGAATTTTATGGGAACACAAGCAGGGGAGACCACGCTGGATCTGGATCAGATTATGGATGAGGGCATGGCGCGATTCCAGGGAGAACTCGAAGAGGCGGCCCGGGAAGATTTGAGCTCGGAGCAAGGAGCACGGAGCTCGGAAGAGAAAGCCATTACCCCGGATTCCGATGGTGCAGATGACAGCCCTCCGGGAGTGAGCGCGGAAGTCGGAAGTCGGAAGTCGGAAGTCGGAGACGAAAGACCGAAGACGGAGAAGGAAGGGGCGGAACCCAAGGAAGGGGAAGCGCCTTTGAACGCGGAAGGCGGAAAGCGGAGCGCGGAAGGCAGTGCGCAAAGCGCGGAAGAGGAGAAGCCGCGGTTTCGTTTCAAGGACCATACGGAGGCCGAAGAAGGATACCGGCATTTGCAGGCCGCCAAGACGCGGGCCGAGCAGGAGGCCGCCCGGCTGCGGGCTGAACTCAAGACGGCCCAGGATGCGGAACAACAGCGGAAGGAACAGGAAGAGCGGGACCGGAATCTGGTGGATTTTATGGCCGAGCAACACGAGCAGGCCTTGGACAAAATCGACGAGTTGGATCCGGACGCTGAGGACTATCGAAAGCGGGTGGCCCGGGTGTGGGCCGAGAAGGACGCGGCTATTGAGGTCAAGCGGAGGGAGCTGGAAGCGGGGAGCGCGGAACTCGGAACGCGGAACGCGGAAGGCGGAGCGGGGAGCGCGGAAGACCCTGCTGCGGCCTGGGCCATGGCGGAAGAGGCGGCCAGGAACGCAAAGATCGATCCGGAAGACGACTATTTTCGGATGATTTGCACCTATGCCCCGAGCCAGGGGCCGGACGGACAGGCCCTTTCCTTTGACGATCAGGTTCAATGGGCCATCGAGGCCACCAGGGAATATCACAAAAAACAGGAGCAGCGCTTCCAGGAGCGCCTTAAGAAAGAGGCGGAAAGGCAGAGTGAAGCCCATCAGGAAAAAAGCCTCCCTTTGGGCCGGTCCCCGGCGGACCGGAGCGCTGGGAAACCCCCGGCACCCAAGGTGGTGACCCTGAATGACGCCCTTGAGGATGCCATGGAGGAGCGGCGATTATAAGCGCGGAGCGAGGAGCGCGGAGCGCGGAAACCAACTCCATGCCCCCTGCCCCTGCTCCCCGCCAACGGAGGAAATAAGCAATGCCAACCGAAGCGACATTTACCTGGACTTACGACGCCCAGACGGGCGTTTACAAGAATCATCACCTGTCAGGGCAACTCTTGAAGGTGGCGGCCCGGCAGTGGAAATTTGTGCCGTTCACCAAGAAGGAGGATTCGTTCGGCAAGGGCAAGGGGGAGAGCATCACGCTCATTTATTACAAGCCCTTGAGCGACCCCGCTTCTGCGGAGCTGGAGGAGACCACCCGGATCCCCATCGATCAGCTCACCATGGGAAAATCGGAGATCACCATCAAGGAATGGGGACGGGGCCTGGAGTACACCGACCTGGCGCGGCAGCTCAGTAAATTCGACCCCAAGCAGGGGGCACAGGAGGGCCTGATCGACCAGATGAACCAGGCCATGGACGTGGCCGCGGCCTCGGAGTTTACAGGGGCGGACGCCAAGGTGATCTTTATCCCCACCAGCCTCACCGGCGGTGTCTGGGACACGGACGGGACCCCGTCCACTATGGCTCTGGTCAACCTCACCAAGCACCACGTCTCCACCATCCGCGACTACATGAACAAGGACCTGCACGTCCCCTATTACGAGGGCGAGCACTATATCGGGCTCATGAGCACCAAGGCGTTGCGCGGGCTGCGGGATGACCGGGTGATCGAGGCCTGGAACATGTACCTCCGCAAGGGGGACCACATCTACCGGGGAGAGATTGGACAGGTCGAGAGCGTGCGCATGATGGAGGTCAACAACGAGTCGGCCCTCAGCAATTCCGTGGGGAGCGGCAATGTCCTGGGTGAAGGGGTGATCTTCGGCAAGGATGCGGTGGCCCGGATCGAGATCGAATTTCCGCACCTTCGGGCGCAACCCAATTATGTGGCCGACTTCGGGCGGCGGCATGCGGTGGCCTGGTACGGGACCGTGGCCTATGGCGTGAAGTTCCCGACCGCCACGGACCGCGAGGCGCGGATCGTGCGGATAGCCAGCCAGTAAACAACAGGATCGGCCGGATCGGCCGGATCGGCCGATCTGTCTGATCACAACCCAATCAGGAGGATAACACCATGTTACGAAGCGATCTTTTGACTTCCCTGCCGCTGGATTTGTTTGTCGATTACGACGACCCCCTGGGTGTGGATTGCGACCAGGCTGAAGCGGACGTGGGGGTGTTTCACGTGCCCTTCAAGTGCCAAGTGGTGCGGTCTCAACTCAATGTCACCGAAGAGTGCGGGGGTGACACCACAACGCCGGAAGTGGATTACGAGCTGCGGCCGATGCTCGGGTCCGATGTTGGCCGTGGGGCCGCGGATATTGCCCATTTCGTCATGGGCACCACCGGCGCCGGTAAGGTGCTCTATGACGAGGCGTCACTGGGAACGGTTCTGGAACCGGGAGACGAAGTGGTTGTAAAGCTGGCCGTACCTGCGACCGGGGACAATAAGGCGGGTCATTTCAGGCCTGATCTCCTGGTCGAGGTCATGCCCGAAACCAAGGCCAATTTGAGCAACCTGGTGGAAACGGCGTAATGAGCGGGGAGCGCGGAACGCGGAGAAATCGGCAAGGAGCATGGAGCACGGAGCGCGGGGTCTCAATCCCGCCATCGGCGGGACTCCCTGCTCCCTGCCTAAACGGGAGGACACAACATGACAGCATTAGCAAGTACGGATGTCTGGGTGACCGTCAATCCCAGGGACAGGGATATCGGTCACGGGGCATTGAGCAAATGTATGGGGGTGGCCGTGATCCGGTTCGGAGACGGCATCCTCACCTATCCCAGCGGAGGGATTCCCCTGCCGCATATCGGCCACTTCGGTCTTCAACGGGAGATGGGCATCGGATTGATCGAGCAGCCGCCCGGGGACGGGTATGAATACAGGTACGACCGGGAGAATCACAAGATCAAGATTTTTACGTCGGCGGGATTTACTCCGGCGGGCACGGTGAGCCAGCCCGTCTTTACCGGGGAGGCCCTGGCAGTGCATAGCCACGCTCATACGGTGGCGGATGGCACGGGCGGGAACGCAGTGACGCTCAACACGGACCACCTGGAGGCCACGGGCGGCGGGACACTCACATCGAGCGAGACCAGCGGCGGGACCCCGGCGGGCACGGTGAGCCAGCCCACATTTGCGGGCGCGGCGGTTGAGGCTGCGGGATTGGCCGAGCTGGATCCGGCAGTCACGCCGGCTGCCACAACGTTGCGGATGTTGTTTGTGGGAGAGTAGGAAAGTGAACAGTGAGAAGTGAATAGTGAAAAGTGAATAGTTGAGGAAAAACACAGTCTCCTTATTCACTATTCACTCTTACTTATTAATTGCTTGGGGGTATTTATGGCGCAGAAACTGTTTGTCAAGGTGAAGAAGCCGGACGGGACCACGGGACTCAAGGCGGTGAGCGTGCTCCGGTCGTGGCAGGAGTCGGACGGACGGCAGATCTATCTGCACGCCAATGGCGTGTACGGGTACAAGGATGGATCTCCGGTGCAAAAGAAAGAGGAACTGAACATTATCGGGGCCGCGAATCAGCGGAAACTGGCCCTGGCATGGTGGGACCGTGTGGGCGAGAAGATGTCAACCGCTCATTATAAGCGCCTGCAAGAGGCGGAGGAGGCCCGGCAGTTGGAAGGACTTCCGGCCGTGGACGGCGAGTCGAGCGATTTGGACGGCATGACGTATCTGCGCAGGCCCAAGGCTGCGGATGGGAAAAAGAAAAAGGCCGACTGGTCTGAACCCGCCACTTGGCCGGAGTACGGATTTTCGGGGCGGCCGGACTGGTGGGGCTTTGCCGACCAGATCTCTATTGCCGGGTTTGAGTATCAGATCGTGGAGGTGAAGGAGGAAGAGGAAGGGAACGCGGAAGTCGGAGCGGGGAGCGCGGAAGGGGCTGAAAGCACGGTAACGATCGAGGACGTGGCGGAGAGCTTCTGATCGGTCTCATCAGTCGGATCAACGGAGATAATCCATGAGCAATATTGCCGATCTGCCCATACGGGTGTGCAACCGGTGCGGGGCGGTCTGGATGGAAGACGACCGGATGTACGAAGAGGTGGATCGGTGTCCCCATTGTGGGGTGGTAGCGGGGGAAGCGGAATATGAGGGCAAGCGGGAGGAGATTGAGTTTTAAACCGGGAGAAGCATCATGGCGAAAAGTGAAGCAGTGAGGGCGGTAAAAGATCCGCCCAGGTGCGAGTTGTCTATCCCTGAAAAAGCAAAGATCAGCGCGGACGGCTTTAAGCAGGTGGGTGTAAATGACAATGTTCTATTGCTCGTCATCGGCACTGTTACGCGGATGTCGGAAAACACCGATGAATGGGACAGGGGAAAGCGGATGACTGTCCAAATCAAGAAGCTTCGGATCCAGGGGCCGACAAAGAAGACGTCCATCGATGACGCTCTGAAGGCCACGGCGAAAACGGTATAGCCATCATGGACGGAAAGACGCTGTATAACTACGGGGTCCAGGCCCTGGGGGGGATTGCGGAATCGGACAAGCGGTTTTTTTACGACTGCCTGGACGCTGCGGCCATAGACTTTGTACGACAGACCCGGATCCTGACGGCCATGGCCGAGATCGGCACAGTGGAGGGCCAGCAGGCCTACAACCTGCCTGCCAATTTTATCGGGCTCTATCTCAAGGACCGGCAGGGCCGTTATCTGGCCAAGTACAACAACGGGGATGGCGATTACTGGCCGCGTGTCTCCTCGTTCGAGAAGATCTACCGAGCCAACCATACGGAGGCCAAGGACATCCCCGGAAGGCTGGCCGTCCGGGACGTGCAAAGCGGTCAGGCCATGGTCACGGGCACGGCCGTCAGCGCGGGGGAGGCGGCCGGGGGCCGGTGCATCCTGAACGATTCGGGGGCCTTCTTTGAACCCATGGTGGAGGTCAGGGACACCATCCATAACACCGTGGACGGGTCCGACGGCGTGGTCCTTGAGGTGACGGACGACACGCATTTGGTGTGCGCCCTGTTCAACGGGACCAGCGACGAATGGGCCGAGGGCGACGCCTACGTGATCACGCCGGCGGCCAATTACGAGGTCTACCTGGATGCACCCTCAAAGACGGGCGGGCACACGATCTATGTGCCCTACCTGGCCATGCCGTCGCCGGTCTATTCGGACTACGATTCATGGCGTTTTTCACCCATCAGTTGCCGGGCCATCTGCTATGAGGCGGCCTGGCTGTTCAATGTGGACTACGAGGATGGATTGTCGCGGTTTGAGAATCTGCACAAGCTCTATCTGGCCGAGATTGCGCGGGTGAACCGGGAGACGGC